GCTAATATTCCACCAGCGGAATCACCACCAACATTTAGTGCAAACCATTCAGTACCATCCCAAACAACAGTGGCTGATTGATTTACTAACAATGTGATTGTCGTATAATTCTGTAAGTTTGTCGGAGTAATTACGGCAGTACCATTGTTCTGATTGATCAGATATTTAATAGTACCCTTATCCGTATTACTTAGGTCAGCCATAGTGGCATCAATTTGTGTACCACCAGAGTTGAACCATGTGATTGGTGTGGTTAAACTCACCGCACCATTTGCAGTCATTGTCTGATAACCAAGTTTCATCTTGGTTCCAATCTTGACAGCTCCTGTACCTTTACCCTGTAACTCCAAGTCGATATTAGTATCTCCGCCAACGGCAGAAATAATCGGAGGATTAGTATTGGTATTGTTTTGAACTTTGATGTGGTTTACTGCACCAACAGTACGACCAAATTCAATATACTGGTTACCATTACTGTCTTGCAACTCAGTACCGATTCTAGGGTTATTTAACTGAGCAGCATTAATCGTTTTGTTATTTAAAGTCTGTGTGTGATTATTAAAAGTAAACTCATCACTGTCCGTGAGGGCAGGAAGGTTGATGTCACGATAACCAGTTAACTTAGCTGCATGAATGTGGAACGTATGAACCGCATCCGCACTCTCTGCGATATATGGTTGAACCAAGGTAGGGTAAACGATAGTCTTGTTTGTGACAGTCTGTTCTGCTGAGTCAGTTAATAACACACCTGTGTGATCAGGAATGATGACAACACGATCATCAGTAGCGTCAGCGGCCCCAAGACGAAGTTCGTAATTATCAATAGTCGCACCTTCGAAAACGAGGTGATTACTATCGAAAGAAACTTTAGGCATGAGAACAGTACTATCACCCCCTAACTTGAGGTATAGTTCAGTTAAGTTCTGTTCTATCTTAAGGGTAGCCGAACGGAGGGTATCACCCGTACCGTCATTCGCTGTTGTCCCTCTATTAAGAAGTTGTCTTGTCATTTTTAGTTTACCCTAAAATTCTATATGTCTATTTATAACAGTTCGTCCAAGTTGATGATATTATCAGAAGAATCAACCCAATCAAATTTGTCCTGATCGATTGTTTCTGTGCTACTGATATCAAAACCACTGTACGCTGCATCGGGAGCGTTAGAATCAACATCTTCATCAAGAGTCGGTGAGTCAACCTCAATCAACTCTGCAAAACTTGTGTACATATTAGCGATAGACTCAAGAGTCAAGTTCTGCATATCATCAAGGTCATTACCAACCTGATTCGGATATGTTGTTTGATTACCCAAAGTTGTTCTAAACAATTGATTAGTCCCATCCGGTATGTTAAAGTTAAACAGACCTGTTGCACTAGTGATTGCACGAGGTTCTGCAAACGTGGCAGTAGATTCGATAACAAAAGGAGGTACGTCAAATACGCCTGGATCAGGTTGTGTTTCAATATCAAGATCGACAGCCGTAACAATCTGAACCTCACCCGCAAGATACATTCCCGCAGGGTGAGCGAACAACTTGTAAACGTCTCTCCAAACTTCAGTAGACAATTCTGTTTTAATCAGAATTGCAAACATTTGATACAGCTTGTCGTTTGTAATATACCTCTGTGACTCAGCACCAATCTTATCTTCGCCGACAAAGAACACTTGTTCTTTACCGTAAATTACATCAGGGTCAATCTGAAAGAATGTCCTGAAGAATTGTTGAATTGTAAACTTAGTACCCTTTGAACGATATAGTGTGTTAGAGTACTTTGCTGCTTCTCTTTTATCCGCAAACCCTTCGAAATAGGCCTGACCAAGAAGAAGTTCATCTTCAATAAAAGAAAGTAATTTTAAATCTGTTTGTGCAATGTCACGTGAAAAGAACAACTCCTTAATGATATGAGAAGGAGATTCGTCTGATTGTTCAAAGTCATAATACTCATTAAGGAAATTAACAAGATTAGGATAATCTTCTACAATCCAATCCGGTATGACATCCTCTACGGCATAGGTTTGCGTGTTGAGATTACGTCTACCTAAGTCAATAAGGGTTCTGTCTAATGCGTGACTCATTCAAATGCCCTTAGTTTGTCGCTGTGACAAGAACGCCTTTAGCGGTTGTTCTATCAACATCTTGTTCTAAGATATATTCTCTTAATGGTGAGATAGCACTCTGGTTAGAGGGAACTACCGAGATTTTCACGTAAGTTCCACCACCCACAATCTGATCAATCTGTAGGCCAACAAAGTTGACCTTACCCGTTGATGGTGTATACGTACCCACATTATCAACAACCGTTCTATTTGTTGCGAGGTTGATGACCTGAAGTTTGTTACTGTTCAGTTGGTTTCTAATCTGACAGGTTTGGTTTCTATAGAAGAACGATGATGATGATACACGATACTGAACATCATCAGGGTCAGCAATAGGCACAGGGAACGTAAAGGAATAATCCCGTTCCACACCAAGGCTAGGAGTCATCCTTTGTTGCATTTTAATATCTGCACGGGAAGACAGAACAGCCGGACTTACATCGTCAACCAAACTCAACATATTTGATCTACGGAAAGAACTTTCGAATTTTCCTACAGAAGTATCAAAGTAGTTTTCAATAACCGTTCTCACATTATCCTGAATTGTGTTCAGGGACAGTGTTGTCAACCTTGGGTTGAACTGGAAGAACACTTGAGGTTCAACATACGTTATAATAGGATCAGTAAACTTAAGATCAAAAGAAGCAACACCAAGTTGATCTGACAAATCTTTAATAGCATTTTTTGTAATCACAATTCTATCGGCAGGAACGTCATCGTTAAACTTGATAGACATGAAGACGGTTCCAAATTCTGGTTCCGCATTATCTTCTCCACCCCAAGCTTTAATATCTGTAATTAAGTTGGAGAAGTTTCTTAATACCAACGATGAATAATCAACGTGTGTTACCATTCTGTTCTGAGCAGCATATTGGAAAGGCGCATTCTTTCGAATAGATTCGATTGATTCTTTTTCTGCGCCGCCAACTGATCTACTACGTGTGGTCACTTTGGGAGTTCTATCCACAGTATCGTTGATTTTGATAGTGTCGGCTGGTTGGAATATCAAACCATTGTTTCCAGATTCCCCGTTACAGGACAGATATTGAACCACGATCTTATAACCGGCCTTAGGCGTTTGACCAAGAGTAGTCCCGTTACCAAAAGTCAATTCGAAGTAACCATTAGGCATTTCCTTGAGGATGTACAAGGTGGACTGTTCGCTGATTGTTGTTGCGTCCAAGATGTTTGTATATGTTACAAAAGATGAAGAAGTGGGATTCTCATACACTTTAACAATGGCTGTGGAGATATCCATATTCACATCGGGAATGATGTATAATGCATATTCATCATTTTCTCCCGCAATGAAAGTTTTGGTTTTTGCTTCACCTTCAAAGATAGGAATATCAGGAGACCCATCCAGTGTGGTAAATCTATAATACCCAGCACCATCGTCCGTGGCCTGAATTGTCTCTTGCGTCTGAAACTTGTAAATGGTTCCGTCAATAACGGAGGTAAACTTATATCCACTGGCGACACTGATTGTGTTCTGTCTGTCCGTAATACCCGATAAGTTGAGAGCCATTCGGATTCTGGCTTCTGCACAACTCTTGGAGTCCGGAATATAACCGACACCTTCTGCCAGAGAAATGATTGAACTGCGAAGTTGTGCGGTAGATAGGAATGACTCGTTAAGCGCAAAGTTAGCGGTAAGGGCATTCAGGTGTGTGTTGTACGCAAGAACGTCCAGAATGTTTGCCAGTCCAGAAGCCTCAAAGTTGTAATCAGCAAACTCGCCCTTTTCAATCAAGTAATTCTTTAGATTGTTCTTGATATTAACGAAGTCTAATGCTGACGATTTAATAGTTGTAGCCATCTTACCTTAACCTATTAATAGACGTTGTGAGTGTTATTTCTTCCAGCGAGTTAATAACTCTAAAAATAACTGTAACCTCAATTGAATTGTAATCTGGTTGTATATTTGTTTTCACAACGAGAGTATTGAAATCCACTCTAGGTTCGTATGCCTTTATAGTAGATCGAATTCTTCTTTTAATTCTTGTATCAAGTGTCCTGTCTGTTAATTCAAACAGATAACTTGTGAGGTTTCCACCAAAGTATGGTTGAAACGGTCTTTCTCCAAAATTAGTCAATAGAAGATTCTTGACAGCCTGTTTAACCGCAGCTGCCTCTGTCTTTTTGTAAATGTCTCCGGAGACTGGTTTTGGTGAGAACGCAATGTCTAGATCGATATACTTGCGGTTTCTTGTAGTCGCAAGTGTTATCGTATCCAAACCTGTGTCTTCGGTAGAAAGAGCTCTTCTAATTGCCATTTGTTCTCTCTTGTGTTATACTACGTTTATTTATACAGATTCTAGAACTTCTACCAGTTCTTTATTTGATAACAAACGACCGTTGTATTGTGTCTGCACAACTTTGGTAAACTTAATATCCCATGTAGAAGGAACTGTCGGCATCTCCACCAAAATCTGTGAAGTCATAGTGCCGTCCGGATTGTAGAAATCATAATCCAAAACCAGTCTGCTGTACTCCATATGATCTTTCCAGAACTTAGCGACATCAAAAGTAGCGGGGTGATCGATCTTACCCTTTCTGTTGTAGACTTGATAGACTACTAGTCTACCGTCCTCTTTGAGTTTGTTATCTCCCTTGACCACTTCGTAAGGGCCCGCTTCATAAATGCCTTCCGAGACAGTAACTCTGACATCCTTGAATAACTTCGTATCCTGATTGATGGAATTCATCAACTCAGCATGGAGGTATAGATTTCTCGCCAGTTGAGACCTCTTTGCAGCAGTTCCAATATGTCCTATGCCAGAAGCTCCGTGTGCTAAGAATGTCGCTATACTTACACTCTTACCAAGAGGGAGTTTGGAGGTAATTAATCTACCTTCAGTGTTGTCTGGATTATATTTTTTATTTGGAATATAGATCATGCCGAGTCTCCAAACGAAGATATCCTATCTCTTTCAGCTTCAAGCAAATCCTGTCTTGACTGAGCATCCATACCCAATGTTACCTGTTGTCCCAAGTGAGCAGTAGTGTTTCCAAGCGGATTCATACCAACGAAGGATGTTGGGTTCTGACCAGTAGTCCTACCGATAGCAGGAGGGGTTGCACCCAAATGTAGAGTACTGATAAGACCATCAGCCATCGCTCTCAGTTGTAGATTCTGTCGGTTATCGGAATCTCTCATTGCACCACGCAAGTCTTGAGTGGAGGGTTCTCCATCATGGAAAACTCCACCATACCCATCAACATCCTCCATGTTCTTTTTCAGTTTATCCCCAGCATCAAGCGTTATCGTCTTAATACCATAAGGCCCTCCCGCCAAGCTGGCCATAACCAACGGAGA